ATTTTTTAAATAAACTAAAGCTATTTATGCCAATTGATGACAAGTATACCGCACTATCAATAGAACTATTTATAAATAAAATATCATCTGACTCGCAAGCCTCTATGAGCCTTTCGTAAAAAAAATTATTTATATCTCCAGATCTAGCCTGATTGTTTATTTTTTTTATTAAAAAATTACTCTGACTCATCATCAGCCTCTATAGTCTTTCTAACTTTCATTATCAACTTTCCAATCCTCTTTACCCACTTGGACCTATCTATATCCAAAGAAATATCATTACGTATTATTAAGCCTTCTATATGTAAAAGATATATTAAAACATGATCATACGGAATATCGTCGTCTGGAGTATTATCATCGTCAATTTCACTATAAATCAAAAGGTTATTTTTAATCCACCTTCTGAATAAATGCATACTGCCAAGATCCTCATCAAGCATGAGATTGGCACGCTTATTCTGCTTAAGCTCAGTATTTATGCTTACAGACATTTAAAAAGACTCCTCTGCATCTATAATATATTTATTATATGATTCAGAGCCATATTCTATATTTGTCATCTTTTTGTTTACTTTGTTTATAAAAATTGGAATAAGCTCCGGACTCATCTCTTGGATTATTTCATACATAACTTCTTTTAATGCATTTACTTGACTGTTTATAACATTTACATTTACATTATGCTCAATCTTCTTATCAGCAAAACCCTCTATGTATTTCTTCCAATCCTGCATCAAAGATTTTAGAGTATTAATATATTCTATAAATATTTTATCTTCGCGTATGCTTCCGCCATTCTCAAGAAGATTATAATAATACTCTATCCTCGCGCCTATAAGCGCGTCAAGCTCAAGAAGCCTCCTTGAGACATCAAGCTCTGATGATGCAATCTCCTCTATTTTGTCTTGATAAGAAGATGACGATGAGACCAGCATCCTTGTCTCTGCTACCTCAACATCCTTCTTTACCTCTGCCCTCTTATTCTTTATATCATCAAGTATCTCACCCTTTAGGTTTAAATGCTCAGACCTAAACTTTTGAATAGTCATATATGATATCTGAAGTCTTTTTGACTTTGGGTACTTCCTCTTAAGCCATCTCTCAACTTCTTTTACCGAATCACCGTCTAATAGCAACCTTATAATCTCTTCTTTATCTGGATGATTTAAAACCTTGCTACTCATCTGTTCTCCAAAAAATATTAAAGCCCGTCCAATATTATACTGGTCAGGCTTGTATTGATGTTATATTATTTATTAACTAAGTTACATTCGATAAAGCTTTGTTTGATTATCAACTGACGACGGCAAAAAATCTTCACCACTTTCTGTTTTAAATCCTTCATTATAATCATAAATTTTATTCGTATATGGATCTTGGTAAACACCATCAGAGATTCTTCTCGCCTGCACACCCACCCTGTCCGGAGAATACCTTGTGGACAAAGATCTTTGCGGCTCAGCATACTCATTCAAAGCATCTTCATTCTCTGGAAACACTCCGTATAGATTGCTTGAATCACTTCTATCAACACCAACTCCGGATCTTTGCGTGCTAAGCTCTTCTCTTAGCCCATACTCATGCTCCCCAGACTGGAAATGTTGAAACACACCATGTTGCTCTTGCGAGGTCTTTCTCAAATTTCCGTATCTTTTTATAATTAAAGAATCTAAAAAGCTAGCCTCTTTGGCTAGGCCAATAGAATCGAGATGGTTTGCTAAATTTACAAGTGATTTTAACATTCAAGAACTCCTGGGGCAATCTATGTTATTACAATTTTACTAGTGAGCATGCCGACTCCAGATTCACTTAAATTGTCAGACTTAGCACCAGCTCTCTTGGGAGTGGGCCTGCCGTTTTCATCAAAGTAAATCTTGCTCAGCGGCAAGCCAAGGATTGGGCAGTACGGCTCAACAGACGTTGGCGTATTTATTAGATGCCCATTTGCAAAAGCCTTCTTCACTACAGAGTCATCAAAATTTGTAATATGAGAGGATGTCTTTAATAACATCGTAAACTTGTCCAAGGCGGACAAGTAATGATCTGAATCAAACCTATTGCCAACTTCAGCAAGAGAGTCCTCTGCCAGTCTATAATCTCCATTAGCAACGCCATTTATCATATTATCTATTAACCCATGATATGACATATGCAAAAGCTCTCCGGTATCACGAATTGGGCCACGAGATGTGCCTCCAGAATTGTTTGCAACAATGGTATGAAAAGATTTTTCATTAAATTCATATACCTTGTCGGCATCCGCGCCAGAACTTACAATCATTCTACTTGGGAGCATAGGTATGCCGGCAGACACCTCTACTGGAATAAACACATCAACGCCGCCACTTCCTGTTGGGATTCTTGCAGAAAATTTTATTGATTTATCGTCAGCGCTGTATACCTTTACCTGAGAATTTCTAATTCCAACTGACGATAGCTCGGCAATCACGATGCTTCTTGCATTATTTACCTGATCCGATGAAAATTTAGATGCCGCAGAAACCAATGAACTATCAATATCAACAATAGACTCAAGACTTGCCGGCGTAACAACGCTATCAAGACCTATGCTATCCATGCGCCTCTGTCTCGCAAAATTATCTTGATTACTAGACTTTTTAGCATGCGACTCTTCTTTCATATATGGATATAAATTAGATTTTGTAAGATCTACAAGCTCACCATTATTAACAAATGAGGCCGGCTCTCTAACTACCCCCCCGGTAACTTGGACTGGAATCTTCACAGATACATTTGACCAATCTTCTGAGTCAAACGATGCGGTGCATAAAATATAATGCTCATTTTGCCTTGATGCAGAAATAGATGAAGGATAACACCCCAAAGACGCAAGCTGCAAAGATACCATATTTTTTACCCGATCAGCAGTTCCTTTCCCATAAAGACCCGGCTTAGCTCCACCTTTGAGTGAAAAAATTGAAGCAAAACTCTCTGATAACTCATCAATTCTTGAGTCGGACGTATCAAGTGACATTCCCGGCACAACCCTCTTGCTTGAGTAGTCATATGAAGAGCCTTCTACAACGTTATGATTAGCCGGTAGCATGTCGCCAAGCTTATCTCTAAAAGAAGTTTGCCCTCCAGACAGCCCATACATCTCATCATAAAGTCTTCCTATTTGACTCTGTGTTATATAATCAGATTTACTTGAAGCACTAACAATAACATCCCTCATATGAGATATAAGCTGATCACCAGGCGATCCATCTGCGGCCCTAATAAATCTGCCAGAAGCATATTCGGAGGTATATGTCTTTCCATTGTCCATTAAATCAATTGCACTTTTTGCACTATTAAGAATATCTTTAATGTTTCTCATACTTATCCCCGCCTATTATTTAATTCTGGAAATGACTGATATATGGCAGAAATTTTGGCATCTGGCTGTGAAGACATGATCTCTTCTAAAAACCTCGCATCAGAGCTTACCTTCTCAAGGATTGCATCTTTAAACTCAAAAATATTCTCTTTTGAAAAGCCATATTCATCGCTTGACATTCTAACTATGGGCACGCTTTTGTATGATAAGGTGATATTATTTGAATCATAATCACTAATCGCCATCCAGTCACCAGCTTCTTTTTGCTCGAACTTTGGGTCAGAAGCTCTTACGAGATAGGTATTCCCATCATCCGACTCTTCTGTCGTCCACAGGCCATTATACGGATCATTATCTACTTTATAAAAGTCAAAAGCTACCTTTTTTATCAAAATACTTCCATCTACGGGTATTCTGTCTTTATCCAAAAGGCTATCAGACTTTTTCTTAAGAATATCTATTAGCAATTGATCAAGATTCATTTAAAACTCTCCTAATTTATCACAAGGTTTATCAATAGAATAAAATTACATAATTATCCAATAGATTAGTAGTTATTCTACAAAAACTATATAAGCAACAAAACCTATGCGTTCCTTACCTCTTCCATTTTAATTAGTATATCCCTAATAACATCATTATTTGTGCATATTTTTTTTAATTTCTTGATTATGCCGCCATACCTTTTTTTATTATTTTTATAATCAATATTCCCATGCATTGCTTTATGAACCGCAGATTGCGTTATGCCGAGATGATCCGCTATCTCGTTTTGCGTCTTACCCATAAGCCTCATCATAAGTATCTTCTTTTGATGACTGGTTAGGTAATCACCATTTATTATATCATATAGTTCATTTAAAAGCTTCTCTCTTAAATCAATTATTTCATCACTATATGAGTTTGATAATAAAATCTCACCGATACCCCTGTCTACAGAAAAATTGCTTAATTTTGCAGAATCAAACCCAATTTCTACAATCTTATGCTGGTACCTCTTACTCTTTCTACTTCCCTTTGCCATACAACTACCATGAATTAGGAATTATATTTTTAATTTTTAAAAAATCTTTT